AAAACGAGTTCGTGCAGGCGAACATGAGTCCGCTCTGGGCAAACGGGAAGATGGCGACGATGGGATCGCCAAGCGTTCCGTAACTGCTGCTGGTCGTTCCGCTTATCGCGCCGATCCAATGGCTTCCCGTCCACCCGTCCGTTGGACCGCCACCGCCTGTGTGCGGGAAGGGAGCATCTGGTTCACAGGCGTACCAGATGTTCGGCGTGCGCTTGTATCCAGCAAGAACCAGCCGAGCGCCCCATCGGCAGATGAGCGTTGCCCGTTCTCCGTCCTGCGGACTGCTTGGATCGGTACGGTATGGTCCGTGTTGTGCGTTGACTTGGCCCCAAACCGCCACGGCGGTCGCCACCGTTGGAGTCGTCAGTTTCACGAACACATAGTGTGTCCCATCGACGAAGTAGTAGTGTTCGTTGAACTGAACGCCCTCGACGAGTCCCGTTGTGTTCAACGGAGCGGTCGCCTGCGTTGTTCCGTCTCCGAACAGGGTCGCGGTGACGGGAACATCGCCGCGCGGATCGGAGTAGTACACCTTCCCGCCGCGAACGAAGATCACTTTCTCGACGAGTGTCGTGCCTTCGTAGACGCGGTATGTACCCATGAACTGGACCGCGCCCGTGTTGTACAGCCGCGTGCCGTTGCGGGTTCCGATGCGGGTCCGTCCGTGCCACACATCCGATGGCATCACATTCAGGCATGACGGAGTCATGCCCTGCGGAACGCCGCTGAACGCGGACTGCTCCGTGAAGCCCTTGAGCGGAAGTTGGACGGGCATCATCGACATCAGGATCGTCTCACGGCAATCACGATGATCCAGTTGGAGCCAGATGATGCGGGACTGAATGCCGTCACATTGTTCTGTGTTCTGGATCGCGCAGACTCGGCGTTTCCGCCTGCATCGAACGACAAGACGAGTCCGTCCCAGTTACCAGCGGGTGGCGTGATGGTCGGATTCGTTGCGAAGTTCGTTACGGTCCAGTTCACTCCGTTCGACGCGGTGGGATTTCCGTTTCCCGTGATTGGTCCGACGAACGCAACATGCGTGAGCAGCGTCTGCCAGTTCAAAGCACCAGCAGGAGTGTTCGGATTCGCCAAGTTGGTCAGGAACTGACTTCCGCAGTTGAACGCGTTCGCCAATGCTCCGTCAAGTTGGAAGTTTCCGTCGATCCGAAAGGCGTTCCTCACCCGAGTCAATGCGTCCGTGACATGGAACCGCTGCACGCCGCCCGTAGCGATTCCATACTCGTTGGCAGCGGGGCTGTACGCGCCCGTGTCCGTGTCGCTAGCGAATGTCTGTGACGGAGTTCCAACCGCTCCCTGCTGGAACACGCCGACATCTCCCGCGCTGTCTCCGATGTTGGTGGTTCCTTGGATGGACAGGTTGCCCTTGACGGTGGCGTTCCGCTGCACCTCGATGTCGCGAACCTTTGCGTCAACACCTTCGGTCGCGCTCACGCCCCACAGGTTCCGCGGTGTCCACCCGCGCCATGCGCCGTCATAGATGCGGGTGTAAGACTTCTGCGGCTGAGTGCCGTCACCGTCAGTCCACAGGTGCTGCAACACGACAGGTCCGAAAGGAATGACCAGCATGTTGATCCCGCCGTCAGCCACGACGATGTCGATCGGCGAGGGCGGAAGCGTTCCCGTCAGCCCCGTGATGGTCGAGAATCTGTAGACGCCCAGAACGCGGTTCGTCGCATCGTCAATATTATCGCTGGTCGGAGATGCGAAGTACGGAAGGGTTCCGCCGAGCCACGGAAGCGCGGACCAGTTGCTGGACCCGTCTCCGATCTTAATTTGCTTCAGCGTGAGATCAAGCCCGAACTCGCCTGCCGCAAGAATCGGAGGCGTGGGAGCGGTCCAGTTGGCGGTGGTGTCTCGACGGACTTGAATCTTCGCGGTCATCGTTCATCCTCGACGAAAGAGGGCGGAACCAAGTACCACCCCTCTGGGACCTGCACCTTGTTCTGCGACAGACGCCACTCGCCATCCACCCGAGCGTACACCCTTCCGAAGCAGTCAGGACCCACCCTGATCGGGCTTCCCTCCGCCACCAGAACGGTCCTGCTTCCGCATCCACCCCCGAACGCGAGAACCAGCGCGGCGAAGCATATCGAGGTCCACAGCAGAATCCACCGCGCTGCGGCCGCGATCCGAAACGCCTTGGAGCCACCGAAGCAGGCCAAGCACGATTGCCGCGACGAACTCTCCCACGGGGTCATCCCTCGTCCTTTACGCCAGCCTGTTCGCTGCTCACATCGTTGTCACGCGCGAACAGGCCCACAAGGCCCGACATGATCGCGGCGATCGCGATCTCGTAGTTCGGGACCGTGAGCGGGTCCGCGTCGAACTGGGCCTGAGCGATCGATGCGATACTGATCACGATTGCCGCGATTCCAGCGGCGCTGGTCTTCCAAGACTTCTTGACTTTCACTTTCTGTCTCCTCTGATGAGTTGTTCGATCTCGGTCAGGCGGCGCTCGATCCCGTTGATCCGTTCGCCGCTGATTGCGTTGAGTGTCCGCATCTCGCCCTTGACCTCGACGATCTGGGTCTCGATGCCCGTGGCGATCGCCCCCAGTTTCCACCCCACGCCGAGGATTGCCGCAACGATGGTGATCAGCGACACGATGGCGCCAAGGATCATGTGCGGAGGTTGGGACTTGGAACTGCCGCTCTCGGTGGTCATTGCACGAACCCTCGCCTATATCGGTACGGGTCTGAAACGAACGAGCCAGCGCGTGCTGGAGGCAGTTGGCCGTAGTCGCGCTGGGCGATGCCGTCCTTGATGGCGGCCGAGTTCCATATCGGTCCGTTGTCGATCTCGATGAGACGGGCGGTCAGCCCCTCGTCCTCGTATGCGGTCGCGAACGCGCGGCAGTACGCGATCAGCAGGGCCTCGACATACGGGGGAACTGGCATGAAGTAGCCGATCGGCGTCACCGAGCCGCTGTCCTCGGACACAGGCGTCCATCCCGAGCGATACCGCATGATCATCGCCTCTGGCTGGTTTGCCACGGGCGTTGGGTAGATGTCCAGACGGGCCGCTGGGAACGCCGTTCCCGCCCCAAGGGGCGTGGTTTCGTTCGCCTCTGCCCACGGCCTCGACATCGCGGCGTAGTACACGCTGTCGAACACCTGTGGGGCAAGGGTGTTGCGGAACAACTCGATCTGGTCAGGCGTGGTCAGTTCGATCCGCCATCCAAGACCGCCCTTGGCGATCAGGCTGACGATCTCCTCCGCATCGGACGGAAGCGCGACCCAATCCTGATTCGCGACGATCGACAGCGGACGGGCCGTCCGCTCCCTGAAACGCCACGCCTTCGTGAACAGGTAGTTGCCCGCCTGATTCACGATCTCGGCGATGCGCTGATCGCGTGTGACACCGCTGACGATCGACGGTTGGCCGCCGAGCGCAAGGAGAATGTGCTGCTTGAGGCCGCCGTATGTAAGCATGGAAGCGGGTGGCCGTGGTTTCCCACGGCCACCCGATGAGGAAGGAAGGAATCAGGCGCCGCCGATTGACATCGAGAATCCGTTGAAGAACACGGTACGGAGGGCCGTATTGTCTGTCGTCACGGTGTCGAAGCCGATCGCCAGCGGTGCGCCGCCCAAGTTGCTGGGAGTGGCAAGGGCGGGAACGAGGACGCCAGCGCCGTTCTGAAGAACGGTGTCGCCAGCGGTCATCGGTCGCGTTGTAGCGGTGCAGGTGACTGTTGCCTGCACCAAGCCGAAGACGCACACCTTGCAGCGGGCGCCAGCGGCGGCCGCCTCGGTGACAACGCCAAAGATGCCGCCCTTCTGCGAGGTCGCAGTCGATGCGGTCGCGAGGCACACGACATTGAACGGGTTGCGCTTGTTGTCGGTGTCGAGAAGCGTGGCGATGTCTGAGCGAGGCGCCGTGCCGCCCGAAAGGTCGAACTTGACGAGTTGGCCGACCGTGACCGCTTCGCCAGCGATCGGCTGCACTTCCGCGTACGGCAACTCGATCGCCGAGAGGTTTCCAGTTGACTTGATGAATCCGAACATGGCTTGTTGCCCTTTCTGGGGTCAGGTGGTGTTGATCGGCGCGACGATGCCGTGCCGCTGGCGGCTGTTGCAGAACAAGTTCGACCAGCAGTCCACGGGCTGGACCCAAGTGAACGGCTGGTTGGGGTGACGCATCGCATCGTGGGTGGTGAAGTACCGTTCCGAGTGGAAGATCGGGGTCAGGTAGTTGCCATTCACGAAGAAGTAGCGCGGAGCGCGGACAACCGTGTTGGCGCCGCTCTCGGAACCGAACGCACGGATGCGGCCACTCGCCGAGTCGTCAAAGCCGTTTGCACCCGTGGCGCCGTTGTAGCCCGCAAGCGACTGCGTTACCGCCTGATTGGACGCTGGAAAGATCGCGGCCGTGTCGAGGTCGGAGCAGTAGGTCACATCGATGCCAGCGTACGCTGGGTTGGCGTACGCCGCGTCCTGATACGAAACGAGCGTGTCGTTGGCAAGACGGAGCGCGTTGCGGTACTGCTGGACGCCAGTTCGGCTCGTCAGGATCATCTGACGGTTGAGGACATCCTTCTCAAAGTACTCCTGACGACTCGGCGGCGCCTCGTACTTGAGCCGCATCATCATCAGGTCGAAGGCTGCGAAGAGGTTGGGGATCGTCACGCCAGCGCGGTTGCTGCCGCTCTGGTTGTAGACCGTGCTGGCGTTCAGCGTGACGCTGGCATCGACCGCCCAGTTCGCGCTGACGGGCGTGAGGCGGTCGGACTTGGTGTCGTACAGTTCGACGGCGTTCGACCAACGCGCCTCGTTCTGCGGATTGATCCGCATGACGGTCGCGTTGTTGTTGACCTGAGTGCCGAGGAACGGGTTCTGGCCGCGCAGGCCGATGGTGTCGTTGATGTAACGACCCATCTCGGTGATGAAGTACGGGAGAGAGTACGGAAGTCGGCCCGTCTCGTCCTCCATCTGCTGCACGCTCGGCTGCGCCCACAGGTCCTCCTCAAACCCGTTGGTCATCGAGGTCCACATGCGCTGCTCCTTGAGGCGCTTCAGCCGCTTGTACGCGACCTTGACGCCAGCGCGGTCCTTGCCCGAGGAGTTGAGCGCGATCTCATGCTCGGTCCACGACATGTGGTCGATGTGGAACCGCCACGGGCAGCGGATGTACTCGCTGACCTGCGGATTGCGCCAAGCGAAGGTGTCGTTCGGGGTGTAGTGGCCGTAGGTCCGCGAGTCATCGAACATGATGACATCGCGGATTTCCGTGCCGCCCTGAACGGTCTGCTCGGAAGTCTTGCCCTTGAGGAGGCGGGAGAACGCGTAGGTGTTCTTCACCGCTTCGTTGATGACGCTGTCGGCGGTGGTCAGGTAGGACGGACCAGTTGCCTGCATGAAATCGTTGAATGTCTGAATTGAAGGCACGATGCCCTCCTTGTGTTATCTGGTGATCGCTCGGATAGCGTCCACCTTGGAACCGCCGTTCAGCAGGATGTCGAGCGCCATGTCCTCTCGGTCGATCTCGCGCGTTGGACGGGGCGGGGCCTTGCCCGCTGTCGGACGCATCGAGTCTCGTGGGTCACGGCGCTTCGGTTCACCCGCCGTACGGCGGAAAGCCTCGGCGACCAGTTCTCCGATGGTGTTGTAGCCTTGGGGATTCTCGCGCCCCAACTTCGCGGCCGTCTCCGTGATGTGGTCGATCGACGGGGCATCGGCGCCGTACGCGGCGGCCTGCTGCTGGTACGCCGTGACGGTCTCGTACTTGACCTCGATGGCCTTGGCCCGTTGGTCGAAGTCGCGTTGCAACCGTTCGGTCATGGCCCGCAGCGGCTTGGCCGCATCGTCTCCGAAGATGTCGCCGAACTCGGACAACGGGTCGGCATCGGCCTCCCCGTCCCCAGATTCGGATGACGACTTCGGCTTCGCGCTCGTCTCGGCATCGGGCTTCTTCGCGTTGCCCTTTGCCGCGCCGAACGCATCCACATCAGCCTGCCTCTTCGCGGCCTTCAGGCCCCACTCCTTCACCTTGGAAGGGTCGGACTTGATCGACTCGATGATTTCGGCTGGAACGCCGTCCCGCTGCAATGCCTTCAGCGCACGATCGAAGTCGGCGTCTGGAGCAGACGGTGCGGCCGTGCGAGTGTCCTGCCGTGGCGCAGGATCGTCGGACCCCAGCAGTCGGTCCAGAACGCTGTCCTCTTCCTCGGAGTTGTTCCCAACCTGCTGCGCAGGCGGGACTTCCTTGAACTGAGGCGGCGTGATGTCCTTCGGCTGGTTCGGTGTCTGGAGTTGTGATTCGGGTTCTGACATCTCAGTCCTTCTCAAATCCGTGACGCGACATGATCTCGCGCTCATGCCGCTTCGACTCGATGATCGGCCGTCCACGATGATCGGTCCTGCACCCGTCCAGTTTGCGCGGAAGCGCGTGACTGAGGTAGGGGTACTGGGACCTGTTCGTGGCTGGATCGACCTGCACCGCGCTTGCGATGCGGGTCAGTTTCCGACCCTCATGTTCAATCGTACAACCGATCGACGGCGCGTCACGCATCGAAAGGCTGATTTCAACGAGATTATTGTCCTTGTCCAAGAACTCGTAGATCATCATCTGGCCCTGTTGGCGGCGGCCCGAAGCCCTGCCACGCTTTCGGCGGGAATGGAAGACGGTTCGCCCATTGCGTTGGTCGGTCGTGACGGCGCCGCGTTCGGCATCGCGCCCATGCCGCCGCCCTGCTGCGGCTGGGCCTGCGCGGCCATCATCTGCTGCATGGCGTTCTGGTCGATCATGTCGGCGAGGTGCGGCATGTTCAGCGCGTCACCGACCACGGACAGGATTTCCCGCCACTTGATGAACGGCATCGCCACCATGCCCTGCGCCACGCTGGTCGTGATCTGGAGCAGTTCCATCGCCCGCTTCTGGACCAGAGCCTCGGACACCCGTTCCATCGAGTAGGCGTCCACCTGAACCTCAAGGTCCTCCCACCCGCTTTCCTTGACGCCTCCCCTGAACAGGGGATTGGCCTCCAGAAGCCTTTCGACGCCTTCCCGTCCAAGCGGCAGGACCACGCGGTCGTCGTGCCACATGAACCACAGGACCGATCGGGCCATGTCGTCCACCGCGTCCTGAAACTGCCGCTTGAGGTGGGCCATGCGCATCGTCGCGCTGCTCTCGGCCACGGCGACCTCGGTCGCGGTGGCGCTGCCTTGGATGTTGCCGCGCATCGCGTCATGGATGCCCGACACGCGGTCCAGACGGTCCTGCGCCATCTGGCTGTACTGGACCTGCTGCTGGGTGATGCCGCCGATCTCAAGGTTGACCACCTTGTCCTTGTCGAGGCTCTCGCTCAGGACGATGTAGTCGTGGGGGCTGTCCTTGATGTCCTGCGCCAACTTGTGGTTTCGGGCGTCCACCATGACCAGCCGCTTGTAGGCCGCCGCGCTGGATCGGACGCTGGTCAGGTGGGCGTTGAGATCGACCACCTGAGACTGCACCGCCATGAGGGGCGACAGGGGGTACGGGTCGTCGGGGACGGTGTACACGCCGAAGACGGTGTACGGGCCAGACCGTGGGCCGAAGTACGGTCTGGGCTTCCTGATGTACCCTTCCCACCTGCTTGGGTCTGGGTTGCCCATGCTCTTGACGAAGGTCAAGATCGTGCCGTTGACCTGATCCTCGGGAAGGCCGTCCGTCTCGTCCATCTCTGGGACCCACACCTCGTAGACCGCGATTTCCTTGCGGTCCTCCACTCGGCGGTCGCTCGGCTTGCGAACCTCGTCCATGTCGGTGTTGTTCGCGATCGCCTCGATCGCCGACAGGTTCCACGATGCGTCATCCGCCGCCTTGTCGAGCAGGTCCTGCTTGTCGATCGCGTAGCAATGGCCCATGAACCGCGCGTCCTCGATCGCGGTCGCGGCTGGGTCCATGAAGAACCTGTCGGGGCCGATCCTGTACACGCGTGGCAGATACGGGGACTTGCCGTCAACCTGACGGGCCTCTGGCCGTGGTTCGCTGACGGTCATGGTGACGCCGTAGGTGAACAGCATGTCGGTCGCGACACGCTCAAGCGTCCTGCGCAACTTGGTGACGCGCGACCATCGGTTGATCGCGATGTTGAGCCTTCGACCGATCATCAGGTCGAGCATCGGCTCCGCAAGCCTGACGCGGAACTTCGGCGTGTCGTGAATGATGCGCGGCAGCACCAGCGACACATACTCGTGGCCGAAGTTCTCGGGATCGTCGGTGTCGGCATACGCCCTGTCCTCTCGGTACGCAGGGCCGTGATACCGCTCGATCATTGTCCGCAGCGAATCGAGGTGCTTGTCGCGGAACTTCTCCGCGCTCTCGACCTCGCGCCGCATCGCCATGAACGACCGATCGAGCATCAGCAGCCCTTGCCCTTCGTCTTGCCCTTCGCCTTGCCCTTGGACCCGCCGCCCTTGGCGCCGCCCTTGCCGCCGCCCTTGCCGCCGCCATTGCCGCCGTTGTGACCGAGTCGGGCCA